ATCACGGAGCCTATTACTATGACCACCACAACTGTTCCATTTATGCTACGCGGTGATTCACTTGTTACATTCGTCGATGATCGTAAAGAACTCATTGCAAGGGGTGAGCTTACTCGCACTGATATGATCAAGGACGCAGGCTATGTGTATGACAATGGCAAGGCTATGTACACTGAGTTCTACACCGAGCTACTGAATGCACGTGGTATCATACCAACCACTAGCACTGACACCATTGATCAGGAGTATGATGACTTGAGTGAGTCCGAGAAGGACCTGTATGATAAGATCACCGATGTACTTGGTGAGAAGTGGACTCATGAGGAGACTATTGAGTTCATGGATGAGCTAGAGGACATTGGTATCACTAGTGCTAATGACTTCGAGGAAGCATATGAGTACACACATGATAGCTACTCATCGTATGCTGAGAAGGAGTTCAGTGAGTACTGGTGCATTGAGGTGATGGGAGCTGAGATCCCAGATATCGTGTTGTCTGCTGTTGACTGGCAAGATGTGTGGGACCATAACCTACGTTATGACTTCAACTACATCGAAACTGTCAACGGTACATTCTTCTTTCGTAACTTCTGATCATGACTGAGACTAACATCATCCTGGCAGTGATTGGTATGATTGGGTTGTTTGCTACAGCTACGATCTACCAACGTGCCAACCGTGTAACTAATCGTTACTATCGGGCAACTAAGATCAATCAAGATCTGATCAAACTCAACGAGGACATGTTTAACTGATGATTGCTTTCACACTCACTAGCTATTGCGGTTGTGGTTCCAATGCTATCCTTGGTGTCTTTGATACTATGGAGGCTACACTAGAGCGTATGCGTTTACTTGCTGCACATACTGATCCTGGTGATGAGTATCGCGTTGAATGTTTTGAGGTAAAGACATTTGATGAGGAGGTAGAGAACACTGAGCGTGTGTTACGTTCACGTGCTGAATGGAAAGCCCAACAAGCTAAGATGGAGGAGGATGGCTGATGACAGTACAAAGCACTGCAATCAAGGTTGATGTCTATCCTGATGAGTTCAAACCCATCATGAAGGCAGTCAAGTATTCACTACTGTGTGATGATTCACGTAAGGTATTGACTGGTGATGAGTGGTCAGCACTTAATGAGTGGCTTGATTACTTCTCTGATGTTGCACTTAATGAGGCCGTTTGATGTACGCAGTTATTTACAAAGATGCAGTCATTGAATACTACAGTGACGAAACTGCTGCCTATAATGAGGCAATCAATCAGCTTGAACATGGGATAGATAGCGATCTTTATGTTGTAGAAATTGTCAAACGTTTCAAGTAATGTACACAACTTACAAAGGTTTACGTGAGTATGAGGTTACGTTACGTTCAGGTGTTTGGTATCTCCTTGCACCCGACTCTGAGCAAGCTGCATGGAATGCTTTAGAGTTGTCCCGTGAATGATCAGCTTATTAATGTCAAACAATCCAATGAGTGGTAAATGGCTAAGAAGGATTACTTCCCTAATAACTGGCAAGAGTACAAAGATGCACCTGATGGTGACTTCATTCCTCACACGTATGAGGAGATCATGTCTTGGAAGATTGCAGGGTGGGAGTTACCAAGCTCTGTATGTTGTATCATCCGAGTATCAGACATTGAGACAAAGAAAGTAACTGAGCTTGTGTATCAAAAGCCTAGTGCTGCACAAGCAAAGGTCAATACATTGATTGGTACACCTGGTGTTGAGTTCACTGTAGTTGACCATGAGTCCATTCATTTCCTAACACCTGCTGACTTTGATCATGAATAACACCACCTATTCTCGTCGTTTGTCTCAACTTATCAAGCAAGTAAAGAATCATCCCAATCGTGATGAGATCATTAAGCTTGCACAAGAGCAACTTATTGACGATACATTCACAATCATCGCACGTAACTAATTGACAACACCTGCAGAGATCGATGAACAAGTAGCCCTAGAACGAGAGCAAATCAAGCAAGGACTCCAGCGCCTCAGAGATAACACTAGGAAGCTACAAGAACAGAGCTATGCAAGTGCTACGATATATGGTGTAACATCTATTGATGCACTACTACCAAAGCTTGTTGAACACATTGAGAAGACATCTGAGTATCGTCTCAATAGAGGTACTGGTCATAACTTTGATATCATTAAAAACTATGTATCAAAGCTTGAACCATTAGCATCTGCTGCCATTGCACTTAAGATAACCTTTGATAAGGTATTCTCAACCAAGCAAGGTAGTGATCAGTTGCAGGCTGTATGTGATAGCATCGGTCAGGCAGTTGAAGCTGAGTGTCAGATAAGACACTATGAGAAGGAAGCACCAGGTCTATTAGCAACGATCAAGAAGAACTATTTCCATAGGTCTATTGGTACTCATCAAAAGCTTGTTGTCATTCGCACATTGATGAACAGGTATGAGATCAACGAATGGAAGGCATGGAATAGGGCTGATCGTATCAAGCTAGGTGCATGGCTACTTGATTGCATCATGCAAACGAGTGGTTGGTTTGATAAAGATCTACGTAGGCAAGGTAGGGTAACTGTTACGTTTGTTGTACCTACACCTGAGTTCCTTAAGATCAGGGATAAGGTCATGAGTGATGCTGAACTATTTGCACCACTTGCATGGCCAATGCTTATCGAACCCAATGATTGGACTAATGATCGTGCTGGTGGTTACCTCCTCAATGAGGTGATGAGAGGCAATGATCTGGTACGTAGGGGAGATCCCACCCGTATACAGGGGGAGGTACCACTTGAGTTCTTAAACAAGATTCAGAAGGTAGCTTATCAGATAAACCCATTCATCTATGGAGTAGCTGAAGAGCTAATGAGAATGGAGAGAGCTGTCGGTAAGTTCCTCCCTGTTGTTCATCATCCATTACCTGCTAAACCTGCTGATATAGAAACTAACTATGATAGTCGTAAAGATTATCGGAGAAGAGCAGCAGAGGTGATGAACTTACAAGCACAAGAGCCTAAGAAGTCATGCAGAACACGTATGACAATGGAGGCTGCTAATCGTTTCAAGGATAGAGATAAGTTCTATTGTCCATGGTCATTTGACTATTGAAGCTGAGTCGTGGTTAGCATTCCATGTAGCAACTTGTTATGGTTTAGATAAAGCAACAATGACTGATAGGTTAGAGTGGGTTAGGAATAACATCACACTCATCAGTCGTATTGCTACTGATCCCATTGATTCACTCCCTGAGTGGGAAGTAGCAGAAGAACCATGGCAATTCTTAGCAAGTTGTGATGAGTATTATCACTGTGTCATAGCAGCTGATAGACACTTCACATCACTACCTATTGCTGTAGATGCAACCTGTAGTGGTCTTCAGATCCTGGCTGGATTAGCACGTGATAAATCAACTGCTAAACTTGTTAATGTATTACCTGGTGATAAACCACAAGATGCATACAAGGTAGTAGCTGAGGTAGCTCGTGATTCAGTACCTGAGAGGTTACGTGATAGCTTAGATCGTAAGAAGACCAAACGATGTGTAATGACCATCCCTTATAATGCTAAGCCGTATTCCAACAGGGGTTACATCAAAGAGGCTTTCTTGGAGGATGGGTTAGAACTAGATAAGGATGAGTTAACTCAAGTTGTAAAAGCTGTACGTGCAGCTATGGATGTGGTCGTACCAGGTCCTATGGCTGTTATGAAATGGATTGAGTCTGAAGTAGCAGCTGCTGTTAAACGTGGTGTACAATACTTAGAATGGGTAACACCATCTGGGTTTGTTGTACATCAGAAGTTAAACAAGAAGCAGTATCAGTCTATGGAACTCAAGCTATTGGGTCGTTGTAAGATGAATGTTGCTGTTGGTGAAACAGATAAGGTTGACCTTACTCACCACAAGAATGCAACAGCACCCAATCTCATCCACAGTTTAGATGCTAGCTTGTTACATTTGAGTGTCTTACGTTTTGATGCCCCTATTGCTCTCATCCATGATTCTGTCCTTTGTCGTGCAACGGACATGTCCACCTTGTCCGCTATTGTACGAGAAACCTACATGCATCTCTTTGCAGAGCATGATTATTTGCGAGACTTTGCCCGATACATTGGAGCAGAGTCTGAACCACCGATCATTGGTGATCTAGAACCAGAGACCGTGATCGAATCCACCTATTTCTTTTGTTAATGGCACAACCAATCCACATTACCCAACAGCCTGTTATCCTTGAAGGTTATCAAGCTGTACTGAAACCAAGTAAGTTTGGTTATTCATTGTCTGCACTACTTGACTCCCAGATTATTGAATTGCTGGAGGATGATCGTAAGGAAACACTTAAGTGGGCTGAATCAAAGCTCAAGAATCCTAAGCGTAGTGTCCTCAAGCCTGAACCATGGGAAGAGGTAAGTGAAGGTAAGTACAAGACCAAGTTCTCTTGGAATGAAACCAATCGTCCTCCTGTTGTTGACAGTGAGGGAACACCAGTCACTAACCTTGACCTGCCCTTGTATAGTGGCAGTAAGGTGAAGCTTGCATTCAAACAGAAGCCATACATCCTGAAGGATGGTGTCACGTATGGCACTAGTCTTAAGCTTGTAGGTGTGCAAGTTGTTGAACTAAACAATGCTGCTGCTGGTGTCTCTGGTAGTGACCTTGGTGAAACTGAAGTCGCTGCATTGTTCGGTCAAACACAAGGGTTCAAGGCATCATCTACTGAGGCAGGTGTTGTTGATGACACCGCTGTAGATGAAAGTGATGACTTCTGATGGCATTTCGCTCAGGGCTTGAAGAGAAGGTCGCTGATCTTCTCACCAACCTTGGGGTGAAGTATGAGTATGAATCAACCAAGGTACCGTATGTCAACCAAGGTACCGTATGTCCTACAGTGTAACTACACGCCAGACTTCCTACTGCCCAATGGTATCTATCTAGAAACTAAAGGGCAGCTAACAGAAGAGGATCGTCGTAAGATGAAAGCTGTTAAGGCAGCACATCCTGATCTTGATATTCGATTTGTATTTCAATCACCCCATAATAAGATCTACAAAGGATCTAAAACTACTTACGCCAAATGGTGTGAGAAGCACGGCTTTAAGTACTGTTCGATTCCAATCTCATGGCTAACCTGACATACGGCACTGCTGAGTACTATGCAGACATGTTTGCAGATATCATCTGCGACATTGATCATAGTGACCCATCCTATGGTGATGCAATGGTCGAAGGCTTCATCCTTGCTATTAATGATTGGCGCAACTACCACGCTAAACAAATAGATGAATGCAACCGAGTCGAACAGCGAGTTCGTCAGGCACTTACCGTGTGATAATTGTGGGTCATCTGATGCAGCTAGTTTGTATACAGATGGCCACATTTTTTGTTTTTCATGTAACGCCTACACCAAGAGTGATGGCGATGTTCACAATCACAAGATGTCCACCAATGTACACCTCCAAGGTTCAGCCGAACGGCTGCAAAAACGAAACATCTCAGAAAAGGTATGTCAACAATACCGAATCTACAGAGATGGAGATGTCCTACGCTTCTATTATTACAACGATGCTGGAATACTTTCAGGATGTAAAGTAAAGACAAAGAAGAAAGAGTTTAAATATGAAGGAGATGTACCAGGAACCCTCTTTGGACAGCATTTGTTTCCCTCCTCTGGAAAACGAGTCGTTATCACTGAAGGAGAACTCGATGCAGCTTCGTGTAGTGAGGCTATGCCGGGGTGGCCGATGGTATCTTTACCTAGCGG